GTAGTTGCTAATCAGGAAATAAACAAAGGATTGTTAAAGTCGGGCAAGCTTATTGTTGGTACTGAAAAAAGGGAGGTTCCGATTGGTGTTAGCAACCATTTACGTCAAAGCATAGGAATGAGGCTAACAAAAAATAGCATAATAATAGTTCCAAAGAAAAAATATGCTATATCGGTTCATGAGGGAACAAGACCACACTATGTGCCAGTAAATAACCCTAGGTCACCGCTTAGAATTTGGGCAATAAAAAAAGGAATCAATCCTTATGCATTACAAAAATCAATTATGCGTAAAGGAACAAAAGCTAATCCGTTTGTTGACAGGACTGTGAAGATGACAAATATAAAAGTAAGAAAAATATTTGTTGATGTATTAGAAAAAATAATCAAAAGATTATGAGAAATAATATTTTAAATGCAATTTATAACAAGCTTAGTAGTATTGAGGATTTAAAGGAGGTCTACAAATACAATAAAGGTCATTTTACTAAATATCCTGTTGCAATTATTTTAGGCAGTGAAAATGAAAAAGTGAGAGAGAGCGTTAAAACAATAAAAAAGATTTATAAATTTAAATTGCAGATACTTCAAGAGATAAACGAAAATACAAGAGGTCAGGAAGATGGAGAAAATTTGCTTATAAACTTATCAGAAATAATTGATGATATGTTTGATCACGATGATACTTTGGGCGGAGCTTGCGATGATGTTCAGGTAGCCAGCAGTTTTACATGGGAGGATAGAGAGCTTTTAATGAGGGTGCTGGAAATGGAAATAATTTGTATAAAACTTAAACAACTAACATAAAACTATTATGTCTATGAAAAAATCACAAATCGAGGACAAAAGTATTCGTCCGAATAAGTCAGACACAAAAATTGAGGATAAAGAAACAAATGGCTCAACAGAGCAAGAATTTAATTATCCTGGCAAAGTTACCGTAAAAGCCAAATCGAAGGAGGAGGCAGATGAAAAGTTTAAAAAATTAAATAAAGAATAAAACATATGACAGAAACATTAAAAAGAAAATTTAATATTGGTATTGGTCGAGAAACAACACGAGGGACGGTTGTTGCACCAACGTATTGGCTTAAACCATTGTCAGAGGATGTAAATGAAAAAATTGAAGTTGCAGTGAGTGAACGAGCTGTGGGAGTAATTGAGGATAGTGAAGATCAAGAGATTAGTAAAAAAATGAGCGGTGGCACTATTGCCGGTGAAGTTTTTGATAAAAGCTTTGGTCTTATAATGCTGGCCACACTAGGTAGTGTTATATCAGTGGAGTCAGTAGATACTGGAGTTTATGACCATAATTTTGAGGTATTACAGTCAGCTAAACATCCAACTTTAAGCCTTGAGGTTAAAAGGGGAGATAATGAACAAAAGGTTTATACTAATTCAGTAATTGAAACACTTAAGTTGAACGCAGTTGCTAAAGACTATCTTAAGTTTGAAGTAGCGGTCAGAGGCAAGTCGGGCGTACCAGCGACAAATATACCAGCCTATGTTACAGAGAATTATTTTCTAGGCAAAGATATTAATGTCAAACTAGCAGATGATTTGGCAGGTCTTGGTGGAGCTAGTGCATTAGATGTACAAAGTGTAGAAATAAATATAAATAAAAACATTGAAGATGATGACAAGCTTGGGAGTATTGAGCCGAATGATTTTTTGAACAAGCAGTTAACGATTGAGGGTAATATTGAAATGTTTTTTAAGAATACTGATTTAATGGATTATGCTTTGAATGGAAATAAAAAAGCAATGAGGTTGGAGATTGTAAATACAGCGAATGTTATTGGCGCAAGCTCAAATCCAAAACTTGTTATTGATTTAGCAAAGATAAAATTTAGAGAACCATTAATTGCTGGAGACAATAACGAAATCGCTAAAGTAACGGTCGGCTTTAAAGCGTTTTATTCAAGTGCTGATGCCAAGAGCATTATCGCAGTATTAACTAACGAAGAGGCTAGCTATTAAATATATGCCAATACTTAAAGATTTAAGAGAAATAAAAAATATAAAACTTCCCAAAAGTGGAATTACGGTCAAAGTGCGAGATGGAGTATTAGCTCAGGATATTGAGGAGATTGAAAAAGAAAAAGGCGATATAAGACAGATTTTGGTTTTACTTACTAGAATTATTGAGGATTGGGATGCAACAGATGATAATGATAAAAAATTGCCAGTAACTGTTGAAAATGTAAACTTGTTTAGCATTGATGATATTAAATTCATACAAGAGAGCTTAAATTTTGTAAAAGATTTTTTAGCACAAGCCAATCCGCAAGGTACGAGATAGCCAGATTCGTGCGGTTTGGTGATAGTAGCTTCAAGGCTATCAGGGCTTTCTTCTGTGCCGAGTTGGGCTGGACTGAACATGAGTTTAAAGCACAGAGATGGGAGTTTATAAACGAGGTGCTAATTTATATTAGCGAAAGAAACAAAAAACAAAATGGCAAATAACAAGGAGTTGCAAATTATATTAAAAGCCGTTGACAATGCCAGCTCTGAAATAAAAAAAGTAGGCAAGGCAATGGGCGACATGACAGGTGAGGTTAATAAATCATCTGGTTCTTTTGGTTCTATGGCCAAGGCAGTCACAGTTGGTAATTTAGCTTACGGAGCAATAGTTGGCACGGTAAGTAGACTTGCTAGTGGATTGTCAGGGCTTATCAAGGAGAGTATAAGTTTAACTGGTCAGTTGGGACAATCTAAAGCAGTTATATATAAATTGGGAGAAAATAATAACTGGACAAAAAAACAAATTGACGCACTAGTGAAAAGTATTCGAATGGAAAATAAAGACATGTTGACATCGATTGAATTAACCAAGACTGCGATCATGACGAACATGAGTGAAAAGCAGGCATTGGAAATTGTGGCCAGAGGTAGAGATGTCGCAGCCGCTTCAAACAAAAATTCAAATGATGCAATCAAGGCGATGATGCAAGCTGTTGTTAAGCTTAGGCCAGAGCTATTAAGTGAATATGGGATAGAGATGAATTTGATCAAAGTTTATAAAGATGTTTCAAGTGAACTGGGAATCAAAACTAGTGAATTAACATATGCTCAAAAAACACAAGCAATGTATAACGCTATTATAGGCGAGGCAACCAGAATGGAGGGATCATATACCGAGGCAATGGGTAGTTGGTATAAAATGTCTAATTCGGTAAAAGACGGAATTGTTAGTTTAAAACTTATTTTGGGAGACATGCTTGATAATGCCATGAAGCCGATGATTGAGTATGTCTATAAATCGATCAAGAGTTTTAGGGAATGGGCCTTTACTGAAGAAAATGAAATCAATCCGCAACTCAAAGAGACAGCTGACATAATCGGACAAGTATTATTAAAATCATTTGAGGCATTAAAGACCACTATTAAGACAGTTATTGATATTTCAAAAAGTTTTGTTGATATGGTAAAAACTGGAATTGACATTGTAACAAAGTATAAAAGCTTGCTTACAATATTTAGAACATCATGGGAAAATATTGCATTAGTTTTTAAGGAGAATTTACTGCCTGAATTACAAAAGTTGTGGGAGGCACTAGAACCGCTTAAGCCGTTTTTAGAAGTGTTTGCCCAAGTTATCGGAGTAATACTATTAGGTGCTTTAATTGCCGTGGTCAAAATATTGGAAGTTAGTTTAATTGTATTAATTCAGACATTAACAAGAATTATTGAGGGGGCTAATACAGGTATTGAAAAGTTTAAGGGAATTTGGGATGCAACCACTACCTCAATATCGAAAGTAGTCGGCTGGATAGATAAATTAATAAATAGCATTAAAAGATTAAACGTGGTGCAAGGTGCAAAAAATGCAATTGGTAATGCTTTAGGATTTGGTGGTGCTAGAGCGACAGGAGGTTTTGTAAGTCCAAGTAAAGCATATTTAGTGGGAGAGCAGGGCCCGGAGTTATTTGTCCCGGGAAATAATGGCAATATTATTCCAAATAATAGACTGGGAGGCAGGGGGAATATTATTAATGTAAATATTTCAGGTAATACAATAATGGACAGAAAAGGAGCAGAGAGAATTGGTGACTTGATGATCAGAAAATTAAAGACAAGTAATCTATTAGGTTGATATGAATATAGCAGTAAAAATAAACAATGAAGAAAAAACGAACTTAGTTGACTGGGAGAGCTTTGGGATTGAAGACAATATTAATGAACAGCCAAATTTATGCAATTTTACAATTAAAGTTTTTGAGGGACAAAGTTATAAGCCAGAAATTAGTGACACCGTAGAAGTTTTTGACGGGTTAACAAAAATATTTGCTGGCAAGATTATTAGAGTGGGAAACTATGCCGAGGGTGATGTTGTTTATTATGAAATTGAAACCAAGGATTATACTTTGGATTTAGACAGGATTTTGGTTATTGATAGATTCGAAGATAAAACAGTTAATGAAATTATTTCATATATCGTAGACAATTATTTGACTGGGTCAAGTATTACTTACAATAATGTTAATTGTAATTTAGAAGTTACGGTGGTTGTATTTAATAATTTGAGTGTCAGCAAATGCTTAAGTGAACTTTGTGAATTGTTTAATTATAGCTGGTATATAGACTATGACAATGATATTCATTTTTTTGCTAAAAATGATGAGCCAGCACCATTTAATATTGCTGATGGTAGTAATAATTATATCCGAGACAGTTTAAGTATTGAGAATGACTTAAGCCAACTTAGAAATGTAGTAATAATCGAAGGTGGAGAAATTACTTCAGATAATGAAAGAACCAAAATTCATGACGGAGATGGGAATCAGAAAAGTTTTGCCACTGATTATAAGTTTTCAAAAAAGCCAACAGTTTTAGTGAATAGCGAAGAGGTGGCAGTGGGAGTTGAGTTTTTGAATAATGACGAAGATTATGACTGTCTATGGAGCTATAACGAGAAATATATCAGATTTGTTAATCCTCCAATTAGTGGAGATTCGATAGAGGTAAGCGGATATTATTTAATTCCGATTATGGCACAGGTTGAAGACAATGCCAGCATCTCAAAGTATGGGAGATTTGAATTTAAAAAAATTGACAAAAGTATAAAAACAGCAAATGAGGCAAAGCAATATGGCGAGGCTCAACTGTCAGCATATGCCAATACAATCAGAGAGGGAGGATTTAGAACGTATGTAAGTGGTTTAAGTTCAGGGCAGACTATAGGTATCAATTTGACTAGCAGAAGTATAAATGAAAACTTTTTGATTATGCGAGTTAGCCTCAAAATGTTTACTGCTACCGAGGGAGAATGGACAGCTGAATTAGCCAC